AGTAATAGCTGGTGTATTAGTAGAACCAACAGGTGTTTCTTTTACAGCCCAGGTTGGTTCAGTAACAGTTAAAGCAGATGCTTTAGTTGTACCTTCAGGCTTAGAGGCTCTTATAGGCCTTGGCACTGTAACAGTTGTAGCTGAAACATTTGTAGATCCAACAGGAATACAAATAACATCATCGCTTGGTACAGTAACGGTAAGTGGTTCTGCACTCGTACAACCAACAGGTGTACCTGCAACATTAACCGTAGGTGATGTAACAGTTGCAGCTTCTGCTGTCGTTGCACCAACAGGTGTGTCCTCGACATTTGCTGTTGGAAGTGTTACATTAGAGTCAAGATATTTTCCTGCTGGTGTGCAGGCAACATTTGGTTTGGGCACAGTAACGGTAAGTGGTTCTGCGCTAGTTATACCAAGTGGTTTAAGCATAGCGACACAAGTAGGAGATCCAAAACTAACAATCTGGAATGGTGTAGACGATTCTAGTGGAAATACATGGACTGTCGTTCCAACAGGATAAGGAGATAATATGGCTGATTCGACAATATTAAATTTAGACCTCCAGACCACTGGAGCAAACGCTGGCACATGGGGATCTAAAACAAACGATAATTTAGAAAAAATAGAAAATGCAATTAAAGGATACGCAAGCGTTGCAATTACTGGCACATCACAAGCATTAACTGTTGCTAGTGGTGGCACAGGAGATCAACAAAGTAGAGCAGTTCTTAATTTAACAGGTACACTTGCAGGTTCTACTGCACTAACATGTGAAGCAAATCCTAACTGGTACATAATAAAAGATGCTACAACGAGAGCTGGACACGCTTTAACATTTGGACCATCAGGTGGCACAGCTGTAACACTTACATCTGGCGCAATACATTTAATTTATACTGACGGATCAACAGCTTTTTTAGTAACAGAAAATTTAGCTAACATATCAGCTTCTGGTACACTTTCAGCATCTGGTGATGTATCATTTGATGGTGGTTCTTTTACTTTTAACCAATCAGGTGCAGCTGTAGATGCTAGATTTGAAGGTGATACAGATCAAAATTTAGTTATAACAGATGGTAGTACAGATCGTGTTGGCATGGGTATTGCAGCACCTAATGCTAAATTACATGTAAGACAAGCATCAGCTACAGGCGCACAACCTGTTATTGAAATTGAACAATTAGATCAAGATTATGCATTTACTAACTACGTAGGAACATCTGCTGGTGATAGCACAAAAAGTATTTCTGCTTCAACAGCAACTGCAAGTAATAAAGTTGGTGCTCTTAGAATTAAAGTTAATGGTGCTGACAAATGGATTCGAATATACGACGACGCTATATAGGAGATTAAATGGCTCTTATAAAAGTTCAAATCTTACCAGGAATAGATAAACAAAATACCGAATACGGTGCTGAAGGCCGTTGGGTAGATTGTGATAATGTTCGCTTTAGATATGGTTTACCAGAAAAAATAGGAGGTTGGGCTAAGACAACAGCAGAAGCACTTGTTGGTGCAGCACGTGGTATTATAAGTTGGTTTTCTCTTGATGGTGATCAATATTTAATGACTGGTACAAACAAAAAATTGTATGTGTATCAAAACCAAGCTTTTCATGACATTACACCAATACGAGATAGCGGTGCATCTATTACAAATTTTACTACAACATCAGGATCTACAACAGTTACAGTTACGGATGCTACGCACGGTGCAATACAAGGTGATTTTGTCACTATATCTAGTGTATCTGGCACAGCTAATGGCATTACAGCAAGTAATTTAGAGGGTGAATTTGAAATACAATCTGTAACGGATACGAACAATTACGTTATTATTGCTAAAGCAGCAGCTTCTGGCACTGGAGCAAGTGGTGTCACAGGCACAGCAGCATATCAAATAAACACAAATCCTGCCTTTTCTGTTTTAGGTTATGGTTGGGGTGCAGGACCGTATGGCGGTGTATCTGGTGGACCTGGTTGGAATAAATCACGTTCTGCTCTTTCTGGTTCTAACAGTGTACAACTTGATTCTGGTAAATGGTCACTTGATAACTGGGGTGAAGATGTATTATGTCAACAATTAAACGGTAGTTTATATTATTGGGATACATCAGCTAGTACATCAACTGTACAACGTGCTAGTAGAACACCTGTAAATAATGCCCCCTCTTCTAGTAGATTTGTTTTAGTTTCTGGTACTGACAGGCATGTAGTTTGTTTTGGTACAGAGGAAACAATAGGGACTGCATCTAGTAGAGACGATATGTTAATACGTTGGTCAGATCAAGAAAATGTAAATGATTGGACTGCTAGTGCAACTAACACTGCAGGATCACAAAGACTTACTGACGGATCTAGACTTGTAACTGCAAAACGTTCACGTGGTGCTGTCTTAATATGGTCTGATACCGCATTATACCAAATGCAATTAATCGGTGCACCTTTTACTTTTGGTTTTCAACAACTAGGTTCTGCTTGTGGATGTGTTGGATTACACGCAGCTGTAGAATCAAATGGTGTTTCTTTTTGGATGGGTAATGATTCTTTTTTCTTATTTGATGGTTCTGTACAAAAAATACCTTGCAGTGTAGAAGATTATGTTTTTACAGATATAAATGAAGCATCACAAAAAGACACGTTTGGTGGTCTTAACACAGAATTTAATGAAGTTACTTGGTTTTATTGTTCTAAAAATTCTAACATAATAGATAGATCTGTAACTTATAATTATTTAGAAAAAGTGTGGTCAGTTGGAACTTTGTCTAGATCTTCTTGGTCAGATAAAGGCGTATATGGTTTTCCACAAGCCATAGAGTTTGACAGCACTGACACATCATCAACAATAAGCACAATAACTGGTCTTACAGCAGGTAGAAGTTTTTTATATAGTCACGAAAATGGTAACAACGCAGACGGTGCAGCGCTTAGTTCTTTTGTAACATCAGGAGATTTTGTAATACCGCAATCAGGAGAACGATTAATGTCTATAAAAAAATTTATACCTGATTTTAAAAACCAAGCTGGTAACGTAAACGTAGAATTAAATTTTAAATTGTATCCAACAAGTTCTACAACAACTAACGGACCATACACAGTTACACCAACAACAACTAAAGTTGACACCAGAGCACGTGGTCGACAAGCATCAATAAAAATATCTAACAGCGCAATAGATACGACATGGAGATATGGAACGTATCGTGCAGATATACAACCAGACGGAATGAGATAATGGCACAGATAAATATACCTAGATTACCACAAGCACCACAAGAATATAACAAAGGTCAAATAGATCAAATGATACAATCATTAGATTTGTTAATACAAATGTTAAATAGTTCTTACACACCAGAAACACTTAGAGAGGATGACGAGGCAATTGCCTGGTTTTTAAGTTAATGGCTAATACATATAAAAGAGTAGTATCTACATTAACTAGCACAGGAGATAATAGTGTTTATACATGTCCTACAGCTACAACCTCATTAATAAAGGGAGTAAAAGTGTTTAATGATACTGGTGGTGCAGCACAAATTAGTATGAAAGTTAATGCAATAGAGGTAGAAAGAGAAGCTAGTTTAGCTTCTAAAGCCACAAAATCCTTTGTTTCTGGTACAGATGTACTAGAAGCAGGAGATATTCTAAAAATTAACACAAATGCACAGCCAGTTAATGTGTATGTAACATTCTTGGAAATATCATAATGATTGAAAAACAAGAAAATACTTGCTATAAGGAGGAATTATGCCTATAAATGATGACGGAGTAGTAGAGTACGTCGAGATCAACGGAGAAAAGGTACCAAAGATTGTTGTTCCGGCAGAAATAACTATTACCAATACTGTAACAGGACAGGAATACGGTTCAGCGAAAGAAGCTGACGATGATGTTGCTAACCCTGCAACTGACACTAAAGCAGAACACATCAGACAAGATGTAGTTATTAGTGCAGCCATTCACAAAATATTAGAAGGTAAAGCAGGAGACGTATAATGGTTGATGAATACATAGGACAAACTTATGGACCAGCAGGTATGGGTATGTCTGCGTACATGGACAGACCTGGACCAATGGAAATGGCAGCACCTCCTGATAACATAGGATATGATAGAATGGGACCAGATCTAGAACCTGGAATTTTGCAAATGATGCCTAAAGGTGAACGTTATCCAATGAACCGAGGTTTAGAAATAACAGTACCTGTGCCAGCAACTAATTTACCAGTGGTTAACGCAGGATTACCTTTTAATTTGTTTCAAGATCCAACAGCTGATGGTGGTATTATAGATTATTTTAGTAGAAAACTTTTTGGTGATGACGATCCAGAAAATGATTTTGATTATGAACCATTACCAGAAGATTTTAAAGGTTTTTTACCTCCTGGAGAAGCTAATCCAGATGCTTTTACATTAGAAGCCACTGCAGATACTTACACACTACCAAATTTATTACAAATGTTACAAGACGCAAGAGATGCTGGCAACGTAGATGAAATGGAATTATTAACAAATGATTTAGAAATGATGTATCCAGGTGCTACAATGGATGTAGCAACTGCTTTACCAGCAAATTTAGCTTTAGATATGTTAGCAAATCCTCGTTACCCAGATGATGTAAACATACAAAATTTAATTAAAATATATGGACCTGATGTATTTGATAATCTTCCTTCGTTTGAAGGACTAGATGGAAATATTTACGGCAATCCAAACATAAGCAAAGTATTAGGATAACATGGGATTTTTAGACAACGCATTTAAAAACGTAGTAAGAGGAGCAAGAGACTTCGTCAAGGGCCCAGGTGGTATACTCGCACTTAGTGCAGCAGCACCTTTTTTAGGACCAGCAATAGGAGCAAAGTTAGGAACATCTGCATTAGGTTCAAAATTTTTAGGAACTAAATTAGGTGCAGGTTTAGCAAAAGCTGTTGCTTCACCATATATAAAAAATGCATTAACAAACGCAGCAATACAAGGTGGTATTGCATCACTTACAAGATCAAGACATCCATTCAAAGCAATGGCTTATTCTGCTTTAGCGTCAATGCCTTTCTCATATATGCAAGCAGCACAAGCATCCAAAGCATTTAATCTTGCAAACCCTGATAATAAAGTTTCTACTTTAGAAATGCTTTTAGGTGGCGATAAAACAATACCAGGAAAAGTATCATACACAGATATTATGGGTGAAAGAATGATACCAGATCCTAATTTTGTACCTAATCCAAACGCAAGTGTTTTAGAAGAAATACCAATGATAAAAGAAACATTCCCTACACCACACTTTGCAATGACAAAAGCACCTAATAGAGTTGTAAATTTAGCTGATGAAATGGGTAATTATTTTTTAAATCCAGGTCAAGCAGAAATGATGGCAGCCAACACTGGTGTTGGTGGATTAGCATCATTGTTTGGTGATGTTAATTTAATGGCAACTGCAGTACCACAAATTGCAGGTATGTATGGTGGTAGAATGACAGATGCAGAAAGATTTGAAGCATTTAAAGAAAAACAAATTAGAATGTATGCATTTCAATTTGGTATTCCATACGAAGAAGCAAAAGAAATATTTAAAGATGGTTACCGTAACCCTTATTACACAACTCAAACGCCAACTGATTACGGACCTATCCAATATGCTAACATGGGTGGTGAAATATACAAAGATGATTACACAGCAGGTGGCAAAGCTGTTGGTCCAGGAGGACCTAAAGAAGATAAAATTAGACCTGTAGCGTTATCAGATGAAGAATTTGTATTTACAGCAGAAGCTGCAAACAATTTTCCTGGTAAACATAAAGGATTATATGCAGTTATGAATGCGTTAGATCCTGATTCAGAAAAACCAGAAGAAGCAAGGGAGAGAGTATAATGGATACTGGTAATTATCCTTCGGGCGTAGACGTTAAAACATCATCATCTGGTATGTCTCCAGAAATGGAGGCAAAATTTTTATGGTTTTTAGATAACGTTGTAGACAAAGTTAAATTACCTTTTGCCGGTCAAGGACCTGTTCAACCACAAACAGTAGTTGGATTTACTGATGCACAAAACAAAGCCCTTGATATGGCAATGAATCCGTTTGATGAAGAAACAGGATACAAACAATACTTAAACGAATACCAAGACTACGTAACAAAAGGCATAACAGATCAATTTGATACAGCAATAAATCAAGCTAACATGAGTGCAGCATCATCTGGTGCTTTTGGTGGTGATAGATCTAGATTAATGGAAGGAATACTACAAGGAGAAAAAGCATCAGCAGTTGGAGAGTCATTAGCAGCAGGCTTTAACAACGCTTTTGGTTTATACAATCAAGGAATTGCCAGTATGATGGGGGCTGGTTCAGTTCAACAACAACAAATGCAACAACAATCTGATATGGACTATCAAGCATATTTACAAAATAGACAAGATCCGTATCAGAGACTTGCCTTTATTGGTGACGCATTTACTGGCACACCGTCTGGTCAAATGGCTATGACTATGGGCACAACCCCTATGACTAATCCTTTAGCACAAGCACTAGGTGCTGGCTTAGGTATTATGGGAGCAGGGGTAGCGTCAGGTTACAACGTATAGGGGGCAAGGTGGTCACAGGAATTGCCAGACTATTACTAAAACAAGGATTACGATACGGGGATGATTTAAAGACAGCAACCTCACAAGTATATAATAAAAATCCATACGTAAAAAATTATTTAGATATAATGACTGGCCAACAAGGCTGGAAAAAAGGTGCACTTGGTTACTACGGAACTGAGCAAGCGTTAGATCTTGCTGGTAATATGTTGCCACAAAGAGTGCAAGAAGATACAGGTCCAACTGATATAGTAATACCCGCAGAAGATTTAGGACCACCAAATTATCCAGAAGAAAGTTTTCTTGACAGAGAACCAGATCAAAAAAAAGAACCAGAAACCATAATAACCAATCCAAAATCCGATAACACGATAGAACAATCTGAGAACGAGATGAAAGACGAAGCATTAGCTTCTAACGATTCTACAATTACAACAAACAACGCACAAGTAAGTGCAACTAACAGCACAGCTGCAGCTAGTATAGACAATGATTCTGTATCAAGAGTAAAGGCGTATAAAGAAGTAGCAAAACAATTTTTAGGCCAAGGTGACGAAGGCATGCGTATGCAAAAAGGTGCGTTGCTTATGTCAATAGGTGGTGCATTACTCGCAGGTAAATCAGACGATCCAGGTCTTAGAGGTTTTGTAGACATAGTAGGTAAAACTGCAATGCAGACTGCTCCTATGTTATTCCAAATGGGTGTAGAACAAGGTAAAGCTGACAGAGAAATAGGACAAGCTGCTCTACAATTATACATGGAAGAGCAAGATAAATTAAATGACAGAACTGGTGATTTTGTTGCCGTGTTTGCAAATGAATATAAAAGAACTGCGGATGGCGGTGTAGAATATGGATTAGATGGTGCTCCAATTACAACTGGTAGAAGATTAGTTGGACAATACAGAGCTAACAGCCCAGAAATGAATTTCTTTTTAGATCAAAATAATTTGTTAGGTTATCCTGGTTATACATTCCAAACTTCTCAAGGCACAGCTGCAGGATTAAGTGGTATAACAACACCTGGTGATGACTCATCTATAATGTTAACAGATGCAGGTAAAGATTCCATGCTTCGTTCTGCAAGGTATATTAACGGTGCATTAACAACAATGGCAAATAACATTTTACCATTGATGATAGAGAATAGAGATCTCATAGGTGTCAAAGGTTTTTTAAATAGAAAACTTGGTCCGTCAGCATATTTCTTATCAGAAGTTGCAAATGGATTTAAAGCAGCGTGGGGTGCAAATTCTGTACAACAAATAACGGATGATGAATTTGTTGTTAATAGAAACAGTGAGTTAGGAAAGTATTACGAATCATTATTACCAGGATCTGATGCTGGTAACAAAATGGATAACTCTACAGGCGGCATGACATACGGTGTATTAGAAAATGCTACACAAGGTGAATTTATAGAAATTGATGGTCAAATGATGCCTGTGTATGTGGACACTGCAGGTAAATACGGTGTCAAAGGTGGACGTTATTTAACTCGTGGCGCTTTAGAAAAATTATTATTTGATCCACGAAGAGGTCAACTTGCAATGTTTGAAACAACATTAGGTCTTGCACTTGCGAGAAACAGACAGCCAACTGGTCGTATGTTAGCAGACGTTCTTAAAAGATCATTTGAAGAAACAAAAACAACAGACTTGTTTGGCAGAGCGAACATGCCACAAGTTGTTATTGGTAACTATGTAAAAATTTATAACGAATTGTATCAAGGTATGTCTAGTCAATTACATGCTGCAGGTCGTATTCCTAATGAAGAATCACGTGTTAGCTCTAATCAGCAACTTAGTTCTTTGTACAATATACAAGGATCTAATCAAATGGCTAATATTTATTACGATTTACGCAAAAATGATCCATCGTATTCTACTTATTCTTTTGATATACAAGGACCTGGCATACCTAGTTTCTCTGCATACATGGGTGGTAATACAGCCGTGGTTAATTCTGATTCGACACAAACAACAAATAGTGTTGTAGATACATTTAATTATTTTAACGATTTATTGGATCAATAATGAACGACAGAATAAAAACATATCAACAAAGTGTTTTTGGTAACATGCCAAAAGACCAAGGTCCTGCAGACAAAAAGTTTGTAACAACGTCTAAGACTGGCATACCAATGACCGAGGCTCAAAGCATTATTGCTAAAAATCAAAAGTTTGCTACAGATCTACCACTTGCTCCTTTTCAATTGGTAGGTAACGCTCTGTTACCAGGACAACCTTTTGGTCAAAATAATCCTTGGTTAATGAGTGCAGAAGATAAAGCAATACAAGAAGCACGTGAGTCTAGCTCCATGGCTTACATTAAAAATAAAGACATGGTGCGTGATCAACTTGCTACAATATTTGATAAAGCACAAAAAAAATATGATGACACAGGCGATGACAAATATCTACAAATTGCTTTGCAAGCAAAAAATGACATCATGGCGTCTGCTGGATTATCGGATGCAGACTTTCTACCTGTAGGTGCTGACACATATCAACTGTATGATGAGTTCGGTTTGTTTACTAACAATCCAAATCCTTACCCTATGCTAGAAGCTGGCATGTATTTTGCAGGTGGTATTAAAGGATTTAACTATGGATGGAATGGTGGATTAATTAAAAAGTTTTTTAAAGGTGCTGCAAAAGGATTTGCTAAAGGTAAAGGTGGTATAGCTGGAAGATTAGGTAGTGGTATTATTCACGGTAGTCTTGCAGTTGGTGCAGCTGACATGGGATATGAACTTGTGTTAGACGCAATGAACCGTGGTGGTAAAGCAAAAGCTTACATGTCAATGTCGCCATCAGAAAGAGGAGATGTAATAGATAAATCTATATCTCCATTTTTAGATAAAGTATTACAGGCAACAGTAGATCCCGTATTAGAAAATTTACCAGACAGATTAACGTTTGGTGCAGAAGGTATAAATAGACCTGGGTATATTAGTGAAGAAGGTTTAGGTGCAGATCTAAATCCTTTAAATGCAGTAGGAGCTATTTTTAAATCTAGACCAGATGGATCAAGATCTCGTTTATCTAACGCTATGGATGCCGCTGTATTTGATGCGGCTATTAGCAGTGCTTTCTTTGGTGTTAGACCTGCATACGTTTTATTTAAAAAGTTTGGTGGAGCACTTGGTGGATTAAAAACAGCGCCACCAGGAGCTGGTAGTAAAATATTTAAGGGTAAAGATGCACAGTCACAAGAACTGTACGAAGATTTTGGTGTGTTAACAAGTGACGAACTTCTTGCAGCTGACAGAGCTTTATCAAAATTTGATCCTAAAAGCCCTATGTACATAGGCACTAAAGGTAGAGCAGTAGTTCCTTACGGTGGTCAAACTTTCTTACCTATACGAGAAGAAGTAAAAATGAATATTCCATTTATAGGAAAAGCGTTAACACGTTTAACAAATTCAAAAGCTTTTAACTGGCTTGGCCCTAGAGAACATAGATCAGAAGCGTTGTATCCTGAACTAGATACAATAGCTGGTAGCACTATACCAAGATTTGCATTATCCGGTAGACCTTATCTAGATGCATATGTAAATGCTTTCCAACGTGTGCCTGCTATTGGTAGACCTATACAAGCAACTTTACAAGTTGCAGGTGAAGCACAAAAAGTCAGAATGATGGAAATGGTTGGTAGATTTGCACCATATGTAACTACAGCAGAAATGGGTGTAGACTATATAAAACTAGGTGCAAAAAGAGCAGAAGGTTTTGCAAAAAGAGCAAAAGAATATGATAGAGAAATATTAAATGCAGCAAAATCTGCTGGTGCAGTTGTAGATGATACTACCATGGTAAACGTTGCAAAAGATATAATATTTAACAGATCTAAATTAGGTGCGTTAAACACAGAACTTTCTAATTTTTTAGAAAAATACATATTAAAACCACCAGAAGGTTGGACACCAGGCACTACATTGTTAACACCAGGCAAAAGAACTGTCGGTGACATGTATAAATTAAAAAGATTATTAGACACTAATTACACTAGATGGTCTAAGAGCCCTGAGATAGGAACTATTAACGATGACCTAAACGCAATATACAGAGCTTTTGAAACTGACATAGGTAGTTTAAATAAAACACCTTTTGCTAATGTGGCAAAACTATGGACAGAGTACGAAGATTTTTTAGCAAATGGTATGTTAATATGGGGCACAGACGCAGGAAAAGCGTTAGGTAATGTAAAAAGATATGGCTGGAATGTGTCATTAGACACACCACAAAGTGCCACTAATTTATCTAAAAATTTATGGAACACCATGGCTAAGTCAACAGACAATGGTGCTTTTGTAGATCAAAACATATTAGCACTAAAAAATATAGTTGGTGAAAAGGCTTACAATAGAGGTTTAGGGCACTATCTAGCAAATACATTTAAGAATTCTATGAAGAATGTAGAGGGTATTGAGTTTTTTGATTCTAAAGTTATTAGTGATGCTTTAGGTATTGGTAAAGCTGGTTCACCGTTACAACAACTATTTAAAAAAGCTTTACCTGGACCACAGGTAACTGACATGAAAATTTACAATCCACAAACACGTAAATTTGAACATTGGTACGATGATTTGTGGGGCAAGATACCTGAAGATATACCAAAAGATCAAATAAAAATGGTACAAGGTCAATTGCCGACATACAAAGATTTTGAAAACTTAACTAAAGTTTTAGACAGAGTGTTTAAACATGGTATGCCTTCACCAAGCACGTTCCTTGCACGTTCAGCCGTGCTCCAAGGCCCAGGTGGTGCAATAAAACAAAGTTCACCTATGGGTAACATAACAGCTGCATTAGGTACAGCAGCTGCAGCACAAACAAGTGCATGGTTAGCGTTAGTTCCTTTTTTTGGAATGCGTTATGCAGGTAGAGTTTTTGCTAGTGCACCAATAATGCGTAACTGGATTGGTGCTATGGATGATACCTTACCTACTGTTATAAGATTAAGAGCTGTGGAACGTTTGTTTCAACAAATGCCAGATGAATACGAAGAGTGGACAGCTACATTACAAGACATGGAAGAAGCAAATAGAAAACGTAATCTTATGAATCAAAATAAAAATTCATTAGCCGAATTAGGTAATAGAATTGTTGATAGTGCACCAAAAGTTTTACAAACAATAGATCAAGTAACACCTGATTTTGTTACAGCACCAATAGGTGACACCATGGGAATAACTGGCAGAGATCCACAACCTTCAAATAATACTGGATCAATGACAGGATCATCAATACAAAACAGTGGTGTTATGAATAACGAAGCAGCAGCTAATTTATATACAGGAAACACAGATGCAGCACTTGCTAGTCAATATGGTATGAACGAGGGAGGAGCTGTTGGTGGATTAAACCCTATAATGCAAAACAATGGTAAATTTACAGAACCACAAAAAGAAATAAAAGATAATCCTTTTATGAAACCAGGTAAAACAGTAGCATGAGCATGAGAGACGCAATATGGATTGTAGGTATTTTTATTGCACTTGGTGCTACATGGGGGATGACATCACAACGTATTAATGCTATGGAACGCGACATAGATAGAATAGAAGAAGCACTTATTTTGTTTACAAAAATGGAATCACGTATTGCTGTTATAGAAACAGAAATAAAAAACATAAATAAAAAATTGGATAATTTATAATGGGCCCTTATTCACCAAATCCACATTTAGATCCACCATCTTTAAATATTGGTGATTACGACATAGATCAATTGTACAATCAATTTGTTCCTAATTATGGTGATGTAGAAAAATTTTCTACTCCAGGTGGAGAAAATTTAAAACAAATGCCTTTCTTTTTAAATGAACCACCTGAAAGAAGAGTTGAGTCATATAGAAGAAACATAGCTCCTCCAGAGTTTGAAACAATTCCATTAAGAAGAGGTGATTTTGGATCTACATTTTATCCAGATCAATTTGAAGGATACATACCTGACAAAGGTTTTCCTGATGTATTAAGACAAAGCACTGATCCTGATTCTCTCGTGCTTCTTTTAAATGATCTTAGAAATAAGGGTGTAATAGATTATCAAGGTGGAATAATGGACGCTTTTCCAACAAATGAATATACTGTGAAAGACATGAAGACGCCTGGTAGAGATTTTGAAGGTGCAACAGCTTTGAACATACCACACATAAGCGAATACATGAATTATTTTAATACTTTATCAGGAAGACAAATTCAAGGATTAGGATCTTTATTCAAAAGAATGTATCGTGACGCGGCGATAGAAGATAAATTATATGATTTTTATAATGCATAAAGGAGCACAACAATATGATTGACATGGATAAACTTTTAGAATCTGTAAAACGACACGAGGGTTACAGAAACAAGGTATACCTAGATACCCTAGGTAAAAGAACGGTGGGCGTAGGGCACCTCTGCGTTGAAGACTTTTGGGAAGATGACAAAGAGTATGAAGAAGATTTCCTAATGGGTATATTAGAAAAAGATTTACAGTCTGCAATTGATCAAGCAGATGACATGTGTAAAAATTTAACAATAAGTGATGATGCAAAAATTATAATCATCGAAATGATTTTCCAGCTTGGGGGGAACGGAGTTTCCAAGTTCAGGAAAATGTGGCAGGCGCTTCAGCAAGATCCACCAGATTACGCCGAAGCGTCCGTCCAAATGCTTGATTCACGTTGGGCAAAACAAACACCTAATAGAGCACAAGAAATGGCAAAGCATATGAAGGAGTGTGGATAGTGTACGGCATACTTAGTCAATTAAGTAAAAAAATGGGACGTCCAGCAATGAGACGAGTGTTGTCTATTATACAAAAAAATCCTAATTTTAGACCTGTTAGAAACATTAGAAATCCAAACATTGCTGATTCATCTAGGTTAGCTGTTGCTCAAGGTATGGCCGAAGGATCTAGTAGATATTTAGATTCTTTTCCTGGTACATTTATGAATTATGCACGACAAAAAGTTGGTAACAACCCAATGAGATTTAGAAAAGTTTCTGATTATTTTAGAGCGCGCCCTGATAAAAGACAACAGATAGATGATTGGTATAAAGAAATGGGTAGTGATGGTGCATGGGCTCGTGGATTTTTAGATGACATGATAGATGAAGCAGAAAGAGCACCAATGTCATTAGAAGAGTTAGCAGCTGCAGAATTATCACGTGTTGGTAAAAAACCTTACAGTCAATCTTCCGTTAATAGGTATTTGTCTAACGTAGCCGGCAAAAATGATTAATGATATCAGGAATATTAAAAGCAATAGCTGCAAAAGCATTTAAAAATAAAGCTAAAAAAAACATAGTACAAGGAAACTATTGGGAAAGCACCGTGGGTGATCAATCAAGATTACCAGAAGCCATTGAATTTTTTAGAGGATATGCCAAAAGACAACCTATGGAAAATTACCTTGCGAGTCAAAAATTAACCCCAGATGAGTTAGCAAAATTACCCACACACGTTGACACAATTCCTTTAAGAAAACAAATTAGAGAAGGAAAAGGAATAATAAGTAATCTTTTTAGAGGTGAAACTTTATATCCTGATGCAAAATATATTTCTAAAACAGGTTTAGAATCTAAAGCAGGTGTAAAACCTGGTCAATGGTGGTCAGCAGAACCTTTTGAATCTGCACATTATGCTATTAGACCTAGTAAAGGAGCAATGGGATCAGACATTGCTAACCCTGGTGTAATTAGAAGAATGAAAATAAATAAAGATATTAGAGATATGGGATCAATGAAAAATCGTGGAACAGGCATGACTCATTTTCACCCACCTCAAGATATGATAGACAATTCTAAAATTTCTTTATTTTATTCTGTAATCAATAGATTAAGAGAAATGGGATTTAAAGATTCACAAATATTTAATTACATAGGTCAGATAATGAGAAAGAAAAATGCGGCTGGTAAACGTGATTACATGTTATATAACAGTGGCGGTATTGTTTAAATTGTGTTATAAGTAATAGTGCAAATTATACAGAAATATAATTATGCAGAATTAAAACGTAAAGAAGGAGAAGCTAGGCTATATTTAACACCCGATGGTGAGGCACTGCCGTCAGTTACTACAATTTTAAATAGAACGAAAGACAAAACGTTTTTAAAACAATGGCGTGCAAAAGTTGGTGATAAAAAAGCTGATCAAATTATGCGAGATTCTGCTAGTATTGGCACCGCGCTCCACCTATACATAGAACGTTTTGTGAACGGAGATAAATA